GACATCAACAACGACCGTCTGCCTTGCCGTATTGACGTGCTCTATGGCTACAGCGTGATTCGTCCGCAGATGGCCGTTCGCCTTTGGGGCTAATATAAGCGACGGGTCTTTAGGCCCGTCCTTTTCTCATCTTTTTGGAGTTTTAACCCATGACAACTACCTCTAATGCGGCTTATCCGCTTGAGACGTTTGGCCCTTACGGTGCTATTCCAAATGGCAGCGGCGGCTATCAGTTTGGTGACGGCAATCTTGCTGAAACTGATTTCTTTGCAACCCCTGCGCCTGCGACCGCTACGGTTACGGCTACCCTGACCGCCGCTCAAGTGCTCAACGGCATTTTGCTTGGCTCGCCAGGATCCAGCGCTGCGGCTTATACGCTTCCTACGGTTACAGACCTTGAAGCTGCGCTTCCTTCGGCTGTTAAAGTCGGCGCATCTTTTGACTTCTCCGTAATCAACGTAGACGGCTCATCGGCTGGCGTTATCACCATTACGACAAACACCGGCTGGTCAATTGGTTCGTCTGGTAGCCAAGGTCTGATGACTATTGCTGCTACGGCTGGCACGACGCAAGCATACCGCGCGCGTAAAACCGGCTCTGGCACTTGGTCGTTGTATCGCATTGCGTAATTGAGTGGGCTTCGGCCCACTCTCTTCTTTAGGAGAGATTACAATGGCTAATACCAAACCAGTTGGTGTAGCCTTCTCTGATCCCGAACTTGTGGCTGGCACAACCATCACAGGCGCTACGATCAGCGGCGGCACTATCACTAGCGCGACCTCAATCACGTCTACTTCTGTTACCGGCAGCGACGTAATTACAACCGGCGGGCTTTACATTAAGACAGCTACGGTTGCGGCGGCAGGATCTACGCAAGCTAATGCTGCGGCGGTTTCTGACGGTTTTACGCTTGTGACGGGCGCAGATGGCACGAAGGGCGTTGTTCTTCCTGCGGCTGTTGCTGGACGCACCGTTATTCTCAAAAATAACGCTGGTTCGACCCTTAAAGTTTGGCCTGCTTCGGGCGATGGCATTAACGCTATCACCGTAGACTCAAACTTTACGATGGCTACCGTTACGGCTTGTATGCTTGTGGCGTATGATTCAACAACTTGGTATTCTATACCGCTTGTTGCTTCTTAATAAATTCAGCGGCCTTCGGGCCGCTGTATCTTTAGAAAGTATCAAATGGCTGTTATTTATTTGAAACACCCCGAACATGGGGTTAAAGTGGCGTGTCTCGACCTAGAGGCCGAAGCCGACGAAGAGAACGGCTGGATAAGGTTCGACCCAGATGACGACATACAGTGCATACGACCAGATCTGCGGAGCACTGAGGCTCCTCGGAGTGTTAGCCGAAGGCGAAACGCCCTCGTCAGAGACAGCGAATGACGCGCTATATGCTCTGAATCAAATGATCGACAGTTGGGACACCGAACGGTTGGCGGTGTTCTCGACTCAGGATCAAGTGTTTAGTTGGCCGTCAGGCGAACGGACACGCACACTAGGCCCGACAGGCGACTTTGTGGGCGAGCGCCCTGTATTGCTGGATGACGCGACTTATTTCCGCGATCCACAGACCAATGTGTCTTACGGCATTAAATTTATCAATCAGCAACAGTATGACGGTATTGCGGTCAAGACCGTAACGTCTACTTATCCACAGGTCATGTTTACTAACATGACCTACCCAAATATCGAGATGGTCATTTATCCAGTGCCGTTGCGGTTGCTGGAATGGCATTTCATTTCAGTCGAGCGCTTGACGCAGCCTGCGACGCTGGCGACAGCGATCCTTTTCCCGCCTGGGTATCTGCGGGCGTTCCGTTACAATCTGGCTTGCGAGTTGGCCCCTGAGTTTGGAATTGAGCCTTCGCCTACGGTCAGCCGTATCGCTATGTATAGCAAGCGCGATCTAAAGCGCATCAATAACCCTGACGATATCATGGCTCTGCCTTACAGCATTGTCGGCACACGTCAGCGCTATAACATCTATGCGGGCAACTACTGATGAAGACGCCGATACTTGGCAGCTCGTATGTAACTAGAAGTCCCAATGCGGCTGACAGCCGCATGGTCAATCTCTATCCAGAGGTTATACCAGAAGGCGGCAAAGAGGCCGCTTGGCTTCAGCGTGCGCCAGGATTACGGTTTCTTGCTCGTATGGGTAACGGCCCTATTCGCGGTCTTTGGACTTTTTACAGCGATGAAGTAGGGTCTACGACAGGGTCCAAAGTTTATTACGGTTATGCAGTTTCAGGAACAACATTATACAGAATTGATTCTGAATGGAATACCACCGCGATAGGGACAGTAGACGCTTCAACGCAAGTTAATATGACTGACAACGGACGGCAGATGTTTATCGCTGCCGATAACAAGGGCTATATCTATAATAGCACCTATAACAGAACCGCGTTTAATACGACCAACACAAGCACGACAGTATCCGGCGGAGATACAACTTATGTCTATCCCGGTCAGCCTGTGTCTGGCACGGGTATCCCGTCGGGCGCAACGGTCGCAAGTGTAACGAACGCAACGACATTTGTATTATCCGCCGCCGCGACAGCGACCAACACCGCTGTAACGCTGACATTCTCACCTTTTCTTACAGAACTTACTTCGCCTTTTGCTGGCGCTGTTGGGTGTGGTTTCTTGGATGGGTGGTTTGTCTATAACCAACCAGACAGTCAAATTTTCTGGGTTTTAGATTCAACAAGCACTACTGTAGACCCGCTCTACTTTGCCAGCGCGGAAGGCTCACCTGACAACCTTGTTACGCTGATCGTAGATCACCGCGAGATCTGGCTATTTGGCACCAACTCTGTTGAGGTCTGGTATGACGCCGGTTTGCCAGACTTTCCTATGGCGCGCATCCAAGGCGCGTTTAACGAAATCGGTTGTCTCGCCGCATATTCAGTAGCCAAGCTCGATAATGGCTTATTCTGGCTCGGCGCTGACGCTCGCGGTAATGGTATCGTCTACCGTTCTAAAGGCTACTCAGGCGAGCGCATATCAACACATGCTGTTGAGTGGCAGATCCAACAATACAGTAACCTATCTGACGCCGTTGGTTATACATACCAACAGGACGGCCACAGTTTCTATGTTTTGAATTTTCCGACCGCTGACACGACTTGGGTTTATGACGTGGCGACCGGCGCATGGCATGAGCGCGCTGGCTGGGAAAATGACGCTTTTACCCGCACACGCGGTAATTGCCAAATGAATTTCAACAATGAAGTCGTCATAGGCGATTACCGCACAGGTGAAATTTACGCTTACGATCCTACGGTCTATTCAGAAGCTGGCACGACACAGAAATGGCTGCGTTCATGGCGCGCGTTGCCTACCGGCCAGAATGATCTGAACCGCTCGGCGCAACATAGTCTTCAGCTAGACTGTCAGGCGGGCGTCGGTCTTCCAGGCTACAGCCAAGAGGAAGTCAATGATATTATTTATATTTATGATCGCGCACATGATTTTATTCTTGACCGCGCTGGATCTCCTTTACTGATTCGTGACTACGCTGATTACACCGTTACAGTCGGCGCAGACCCGCAGGTCATGTTGCGCTGGTCTGATGATGGCGGACACACTTGGTCTAACGAGCACTGGAAGTCGATGGGGCAGATCGGCCAGACTGGCTACCGCACGATCTGGCGTCGGCTCGGCATGACATTAAAACTACGCGATAGGGTTTACGAAATATCTGGCACTGACCCTGTGCAGATCGCCATCATGGGCGCTGAATTGCACGCGAGTCCGACCAATGCCTAATCTGGTCGATAACAACACACAGATCCCCGCAGCTCGCGTCAAGATGAATGACGACACTACAGGGTTTGTTAATCGTCCGTGGTATCGCTGGTTCTTTAATACTTACCAAGCGCTTGAAGCAGGGCGACGATACGGGTCATTCTATAGCACCACGACATTTACGCCCGCTGCCATAAACACGGCGTACGCGTTAACGTTCAATAACACATATACACGCGCTGATGGGTCTGATCTAACATATGGCGTTTATATCGGCACACCTACATCGCGTGTTTATGTAGACAATACAGCTACATATAATTTTCAGTTCTCGTTGCAGCTACAAGAAACCGGCGGCGGCACAAAACAAGTTTATATCTGGCCTCGCATAAATGGCGTAGACGTTGCCGATTCAGCAACTAATGTGACATTAGCTAACGGAAATGACGCGCGGGCTGTTGCCGCATGGAATTTCGTGCTAAACCTTCAGACAGGCGATTATTTTGAATTAATATATTCGTCGGAGCATACAACTATTTCAATCCCGTATGTAGCTGCATCTAGCCCAGTCCCCGCGATTCCTTCGGTCATCTTGACCGTAACAAGTAGTGTAGGTGTCTAAATGACCGTTGTATCGCCCACAGCCAAAGCTCAATTTATAGACGCGGCTGGCATCCCGCTGGCAGGCGGTTTTGTTTATACTTATGCCGCTGGCACGACTACGCCGCAGGCTACTTATACGGATTCGACTGGCGCGACAGCTAATAGCAATCCTATCGTGTTAGACGCGCGCGGCGAGGCTAACATCTGGCTTGGCTCGGCGACATATAAATTTAAGTTAACCGACTCCAACAATACTGAAATTTGGACTGTAGATAATATCTCAGCGCCAACGTCAGGGCTTTCGCCGGTTCTATCCGGCAACGTCACGATTGACTCGAATACAGCGGGCACCGCGTTAACGATTACACAGACCGGCACAGGTCTGGCGTTAAAGGTAGAAGACACAAGCTCTGATCCTACGCCGTTTGTTATCGACGCTACAGGGCAAGTTGGCATTGGCACTATCAGCCCTGCGACAGCTCTTGATGTTAACGATGGCACAATCCAACTTTCATCTAGCGGCACGTCGCGCGCTACGTTAGCTGCGGACGCCTCTAACACGACATTATCATCAGTAGGCGCGCGCGGGCTTATTCTCAACGCCAATAGCACCAATTTGATTTATGGCACTAGCTCCGGCTATGTTGGTATTAAAAACGCCAGTCCGACCGTTGAACTGGACATTACAGGCGCAATAAAATCAAGCGGCGCGGCTACTATAGGCGGCAACACGGCTGTTACCGGCACGTTGTCGGCTACAGGCAATATCTCAACATCAGCCGGTAATATCACGGCGACTGCCGGATCTATCACGGCAGGCACGTCTTTAACGGCAACAACATCAGCGACCGTTGGCACGACGTTAAGCGTTGATACTATTGCCGAAAAGACTTCAAATGCTGGCGTCACCGTTGATGGCGTTCTTTTAAAAGATGGTATCACGGCGGCGTCCAGCGTTATTATTAGTTCTGGAACTGTGGCTTCTACGTCTAGTGGAACTTCTGTCACATTTTCCAGTATTCCGACTTGGGCTAAACGCATTACGTTAATGTTTAACGGCGTATCGCCTACAGGAACCGATTCACTAGCTGTTCAAATTGGCCCTTCAGGGGGCATAGCTACAACAGGGTATAATAGTGGCTCATCAACAGTCACCAACTCGCCTGCATCAAGCGTATCTTCCACTTACTTCATTATCCAAGCGGTATCAAATTCAACCACTTATTATGGCACACTTACTATTAGCTTATTTGACGCCGCCAATTATATCTATGTATCTAATCATACGCTATTTGCGGCCAGTGGATACACTATACTCGGCGGTGGCGGTGTGACTCTTTCGGGTTTGATGACACAGCTAAAACTATCACTTAGCGGCTCGAATACATTTGACGCAGGCTCTGTAAACATACTCTATGAGTGACATCATCAAGACCTAGTATTATAGTGAGGCATTATGGATCCGTTCGCACTAGCCCTTTTAGGAAGCACCGCAGCAAGCGCGCTCAGTAGTGGGGCGGGCTATGCGGCTTCACAACGTGCGGCTGGCACACAGGCCCAAGCCGCTCAACAGGGCGGCATGTTGGGCTACATCGCTCAACAGCAAGCGCTTCAGCAAGCGCGCGAAATGGCTGAGAAGGGCGCAACGGAAGCGCGTGGCTATTATGATAAGGGCCGTGAGGATCTTCTAGCTCAAGGCCGCACAGGCGCTGAAACAGCGCGAGAGTTTTACGGCAGAGGCGTCGCAGCTCAAGAGCCTTATACGACCGCAGGCGCTGGCGCGACAAACCAACTTGCACAACTTTACGGCGTAGGCGGCGACTACACCCGTATGCCGACGCTCGAAGAACTTCAGATGGATCCTGGCTATGCGTTTCGCACCAAGATGGGCGAACAGGCCATGCTCAATATGGCGCGGGCAGGCGGCACGGCTGGATCTGGCGGCGCACTAAAAGCTAGTATTCGCTATGGTCAAGAAGCTGGCAGTCAAGAATACCAGAACGCATACGCGCGTTTTATGGAAAACCGTCTTAGAGCTACGCAAGGTCTTCAGAATCTGGCAGGCACTGGCGCAGGGGCAGCGGGAACAGTATCGCAGCTTGCTGGCACAATGGGCGGTCAGCTATCCGGCAATCAGTTTGGCCTTGGCGCTAACCTCGGCACAATGGCGTCCAACACCGGCAACACAATAGCTGGCCTTTATGGTGGGCTTGCAAGTCCTCAGATGACGGCTTTAGCGGCTGCTAACCCTTATGCGTCGGCTATTGAGAACGTAGGCCAAGCTCGCGCATCAGGTTACATGGGCGGCGCATCAGCGCTTCAGAGCGCGCTCAACACGCCAGTCAACGCCATGATGGCGTATGGCATGATGGATCGTTTTGCTCCACAGAACAGAACTTCTACCTATGCGCCAAACACAAATTTTAACCGAACTTATGCGCCAGGATTTACCCCAGGATTCCAAGGTGCTCCGACATTTGGTGCGCCAGGATTTTAAGGTGATTTAAATGCCAGTTGATTACACAATAGCTTCGCGCAACGCCCTAGCGAACACGCCCACTGACTTTACGAACATGCTGGCGCAATACCAGATGATGGGCGCTCGCGCTCAACAGCAACAGCTTCAACAGCTTGAATATGAGAAGTTGCAGCGTGAGATGGAGCGTCAAAATCAATTAACTGGCATATTAGGCGGCGCGGACATTAGATCGCCCGCAGCCTATAATGCGTTAGCAAAAGCAGGTTATTTACCTGAAGCATTAAGCGTTATGAGCGCGCAAGAACAAGCTGCTATGCACGCTGCTACGGCTGCAAATCAACGCGGGGTATTACAATTAAAACAAGAGATGCAGCCATATGAAATAGCCGAATCAAGGGCTAGAGGCGTTAAAGAAACACGACTAGGCCAAAAGGCTTTTGCAGAAGCTGACGCTGCAACCATAGAACTTCTTGGTAAAAGAACTAATGTAGCGCGCGATCTGTTGTCCAGAATGGATGAAAGTAATTATTCTGACTTAAAAGATGAAGTAACAAAATATGACCCTACAATTGGATCGCATTTACCTGAAAATTATAACGCTAAACAAATTCAAAAATATCTTAATACGGCTGACTCACTTAGTAAACAAATTGAGGAAGAACGAAAGCGACGTGAAGAGTATGAATTTGTAGACCGCGTCAATCCTGCAACAGGATTTAAAGAAAAAGTTGCTGTTCCTAAATACGCACCTGAGAAAGGCGGTAAAGCTGTCGCTGGGACTGAAGGATTACCCACGGGAGGCCGTATCCATAGCCAGCCAATGCCAGGAGTTCCTGGCGCGGTACTTCAAAGTAATGAAGACACTGGCGAGAATTGGCTAACATATCCCGCGCAGCCTGGAGAACGACCTGTTACGACGGGTGTTCCTATTACGCCTACGCCAGGACAACCTAAACCAGATCTTCGCGTAGACATGACCGCGCCTCCAGGCGCGCCAAGAAACGCAGGATTAACAAGCATTCGAGCTGCCGCGCCTTTAGGTTCACCTGAACGTGGTCGTCAAGATGTGATGCAACAGATCTTAACTGCCGGTGCATATAACCCCGACACGGGCGTGGATCTTATTGAGCCTGTATTAGGACGCGCGTCTAGCGGTATGTTAAGCGCAAAAGGAACTGATATTGCGCGTAAATTTGGCCGCGATAGCGCGGCAGCGCGAGCTGATACAGATCTTAAGCGTATCTCGGCTGACCTTACGCAAGCTTTTGCGGGTA